GAGAGAAAACAAAAGAGACTTTGTCCTGATGTTAGCACCTATGAAGGTTCGCACATTTTATGATAAGAAAGTTATCCGTGATGAAATGTGGAGTGATGATGATTGGAAGAAATGGCAATTTATGGCATACAAAAAGACCTTAGACGCTCAGGCTATCAGTGCTTACAAAGCTAAAAGATTGGACAAATTGAGTAGGCAAAAGTTCAAAGATGATTATCAATGTGAATTATCAAGGCTCATTTACTCAGACATTATGGATAGCCATATCCTGCAACAAAAAATAAAGGATGGCTTATGACGCACGGCTCATTATTTAGCGGAATAGGTGGGTTTGATTTAGCTGCCGAATGGATGGGATGGGATAACATCTTTCATTGCGAATGGATGCCATTCCCACGCCAAGTATTAAAGTATCATTTTCCAAAATCATTAAGTTATGAAGACATCACAAAAACAGATTTCACTCTTCACCGAGGATCAATTGACATCCTCACCGGTGGATTCCCCTGCCAACCCTACTCAAGTGCAGGTAAAAGACTTGGGAAAGAGGATGAGCGACACCTCTGGCCGCATATGCTCAGAGCAATTCAAGAGATTGAGCCATCCTACGTTGTGGGCGAAAACGTTCGTGGACTTACTAATTGGAACGGGGGAGTGGTCTTCGAAGAAGTGTGCGCTGACTTGGAAAATAGTGGGTACGAAGTACAACCGATACTATTGCCAGCTTGTGCCGTCGGTGCGCCACACAGAAGAGATAGAGTGTGGTTCATTGCTACCAACTCCGAGAGCAAGCGAATCAATAGAGCGGCGAAATATGAAAACTGTCATAGACAAAGTGGAGAATCGGGGAGATGTAACATTAACGACTCTTGCAAAATACAAGGGGGGAATTCTGCTACCAACTCCGAACGCATTCGACTACAATACACCACGAAAGGAAGAAACTTGGAACAATGCGAAAGCAAGACACGCAGCAAAAGGTGTAAATTTACAGAATCCATTGAAACAAATGGCGGCAATGGGAATGCTACCAACTCCGACAACTTTCGACAGCACCAATGCAAGTGCATCAATGAAGTCAACACAAGTGAAGGAGGGATCAATGCACTCAATGACTTTGACGAGAATGATGGACAAGGGATTGCTACCAATACCTCAGGAACAAGAGGGAGAAAAAATAACTGGCACTCCTTCCCAACTGAATCCCCGATTTGTGGCGGAGATGATGGGATTCCCAACCAATTGGACGGAATTACCTTTTCAAAGTGGCGAAAAGAAAGTATCAAAGGATATGGTAACGCAATAGTGCCGCAAGTAGCATATGAGATTTTCAAAGTAATAAACCAAATGCACTATGATACAATTCCACGATAAGCAAAAAGAGGCTCTCTCCTATCTTGCAATTGATAATGATTGCCGTCAATTATTGTATGGCGGTTCAGCAGGTAGTGGAAAATCGTTTCTTGGGTGTGATTGGCAAATTAAAAGACGGTTAAAGTATCCGGGTACACGTGGTTTAATAGGCCGTGCTGAACTTAAAAAGTTGCGACTATCCACACTCGCTACGTTCTTTGAACTTTGCACCAAGTATAATCTCATTGCAGGAAAACATTTCACCTATAATGGTCAAGACCACGTAATCAATTGGTACAATGGCTCACAAATAATCTTGATGGATTTGGCGGATATGCCAAGTGATCCCGACTTTGGTCGCTTTGGTTCGCTTGAAATTACAGACTACTTTGTGGATGAGGCAAGTGAGGTAACTGAAAAGTGTATCAATATCTTAAATTCACGTGTGAGATACAAGCTAATAAATGACAATCCAAAAGGATTGCTCACCTGCAATCCCCACAAAGGATGGTTGTATAGAGAGTTCTTTGATGCGCAGCGTAATGGCTCAATCCGAAAGGATAGAAGATTCATTCAAGCTCTACCAACGGATAACCCACACATTTCACCCGTGTATATCGAATCATTGCAGATGCTTCCCGATATTGACCGCAAAAGATTACTTGAGGGGGATTGGGATTATGACGAGACAAAGGATAGACTTTACGAATACGATGATTTACTGCGATGCTTCAGACCTTCAACCACATTGGGAGATAAGTTTATTACTGCCGACATCGCACGAATGGGAGATGATAGGACAGTCATTGTGGTGTGGAATAACTTACACGCTGAAAAGTTTGTTGTCTTAAAACACAAGCCTATTAACGAGGTTGTGGATACCATCAATGACCTGATTAAAAATCACTCCGTAAGATTATCTAACGTACTGGTAGATGAGGATGGAATAGGTGGTGGAGTGGTTGACTTTATTAGGTGCAAAGGATTTCTTAATGGATCAAAAGCGGTGCGAGATAATTATATGAATTTGAAATGCGACTGCTATTTCAAACTTGGCGAATTGATATCCAGTAACGCAATCACATTTGAGTCAACTTACAAGGACACCATTGTCAAAGAATTGGAGATGATTAGACGTGAAAAGATAGATAGTGATGGAAAGTTGCGTGTGACCAATAAGGAAGATTTGAAAAAGAGGCACGGAATCTCTCCCGACTTTGCTGATGCAATTATGATGAGGGCATTCTATGAATTAAAAAAGAATTTTGGTAAATACGCATTCGCTTAATACATTTGAACTATGGCAGACATCACAAAATGTAAGGGCACGAATTGCCCAATGAAGCAAAATTGCTACAGATACACAGCAAAAGAAGATGAATTTTATCAAGCATATTTTGTTGAGCCTCCAATCAAAAATGATGAGTGCGATATGTATTGGTACACAACTAAAAACAAATAAAATGAAAACGGAAATTACTCAGGATGAACTTGAAAAAATCAAGGTGTTAAACCTACTTATGTGGTTGCAGGCATCCATCTACGCAGGTGACGAATGTGAGGATATTAAATGGTTTTACAACCACCAAACAAAAATGCTATTGAAACGCTTAAATGAGTCCATCCAACGTGAACACGGCAAGACAATAACCGCGTTATGGGATGCGGATGGTGCATTGCTGCCAGATATAACTCGCCAAATGTCTGAATTTACAGCAGTTTTGGCGGAATATGGATACTGGATGTTACCCGAACTAACGGAATATATCCGCACACAACAAGAAACACAACCTAAATTGCAAGTTAAATTATGAATATCACCCACGATTTTGATAACTGCCAGTCCGATGTCTACAAAGAGGTCATCACTGATCTAATCTCAAGGGAGAAAATGGGGCGAATGAAGTACGGCACAACCGTAGATAAGGCGAATCTATCCGAAAAGGAATGGATGCAACACGCTTATGAAGAGGCTCTTGATTTTGCTATCTACTTAAAAAGATTGATGTCAAAATAAGGACATTAGCACCAACAATTAAAAGAGTGGCATTGCGCCACTTTTTTTTTGCTCTTAATCCCTCATTTAATTCCTCACTTAATCCCTCATTTAATCCCTCTAATTGTTCGATATAAGCCACATTAACCGCATTCATCTTAGTTAGTGACTGATTCTCCTTACTTAAATTAGAATTGAGTTCAATATAGTAATCAAGTGAACGTACACCCAACACAACCAATCGTCTTTCAGTTCGTAAAGAATCCAGCTTTCTCCAATTCAATGAGTCGCTGAATTGATTTTGTGTATGCGCTATCAATGGCAGTAGTATCCATAAGATAGATAGTATCAATGTCCTTTTCATATATCGTCTTTAATTTAATGCGTTCCAATTTCAGCGTATCAACTCTTGCTTTTAATACAACAATTGTATCCGAGTAGGGTACATATTGTACCTCAGTTTTATTGCATGAATTTTTCCAAGAATTCCATGCGTAAAAACTAATAAATAACCCCGCAGTTAATGCGATAATTTTTAACGTTAAATTCTTTTCCATTTCCTCTGGTTATTATGGCAAATCCGTGGTTGTATTTTGAATAGGGGTTATAGTCCGGAGACAACTCACTCAAACAAGCTACACCCCAACACGTTATCACTTTCCCATTAATATCCCTTTCTGTATGTTCAGCAGTTTGGTGATGATGTCCGCACATTGCGTTTGCTTTTGTCTTTAAGAACAACCCACGTGCAACGTTTACAGATGGCATAAATTGCTTTCCGAATTCGTGACCGTGAAATAATGACAATCCACCGATATTTATTTTGTTTTTACCTTGAATAAATTTAATGTCGTACTTATCCAAATGACAAAGACTTGCGAAATCAAATGCATCAATATCAAAAAGTTCGGGTGATTTAACCCTCATAAATCTCCAGTAACGTTCTTCGTGGTTGCCTTCCTTGTAAATGATTTCAGCGTTGGGAAAAGTTTGACGCAACTCATAAACAAAGGTTCGCATTGCATAAAGTTCCTCCTTGAATTTTCTTTTCTTTGGATCTTTTACAAAGTCGCTTAATTCGTGACAATCTAATGCATCACCATTTAATATAACTGTGTCCACTCCTTCGTCAATGCCACACTGGATAGCGGTGGATAACGCAGCGATATCGTGATATGGGATATGAATGTCCGATAAGATTAAAATCTTTTTGCCTTTAACCTCAATATGCTTTCTCATTTTAGCATATGACTTTGGCAACTTGAAAGGATTGCGAGGTCTTTCTTTATCTCTTACCAAAGATTTATCTTTCGGCTTTTGTTTACCTCTTTTCCCTTCAATATAACGGAGTGAATCTCTTGCATCTTCAACACCCAAGAAGGTTTCAAAATGTTCTTTGCTTAATTTCTTGGCCAACGTTAAAGTTGGTGTGTCGGGAAAACGCTCACGCAATTCTCTTGCGATTTTTGTCTTTTGACTTTCTGGCATATGTTATTTTTAGAATGGTTGGTAAACAGTTCTACCACCACTCTTGACCGCACGTAACACTTGACCTCTGTTCCCTTCTTTGTTGTAACTTACGTGTACCCAAGATGGTGCATTCTCACTTCCAAATTCCCAAATCAGTTGGTCAAATATACAATTCTTTCGTATCCAGTCAAATAAATCTTTGTTATTTATGCCACCGTGAATATCGCCATCCACATCAATCGCTTTTCCCTCCATATGCTGTGAACTTTTTGAACCACCTATACGTTGATTTAATTCATAGCTTCTGTAGGCAGATGAGATTCCAATTGGCTTTCCAAAATGCTCTCGCACCTTATCGAATATATTGGTGCAAACGAGCTTTAAGTTAGCCAATTGTTCAGCGTTTGGTACATTGCCAATCTTCAACGCTTTCGCTTGATTGCTGTGGGTTACCTCAAAATAGCTTACGTATTTACTTACCTTGTCCATCGGTCATTGCATCGGTTAAATCTTCACTCTTTCTTCCTATGATAGCTTTAATCTTTGACCACAAATCTTTACCAGTCACCGACTCAATACTTTCAATGATTGACTTGAATTCAATGATGGCAACTACGGTAGCTATCAACTTTGTAATGGGGATAAGTTGCTCAATTACATAGGTCTCAATAAGAAATCCACTCACAATAGCAATTTGGTACAACATCAATTTTGTGATGGTATCACTCATTCGTCTTGACCTAATTCGCTGACCTAATTTAATAGCTTTCCAAATCCCAACAACCATATCCATAGCAACCAAAAAACCGATTGTAATCATCAGTTCTTTGATGGGTAAAAAGACGGTTGCAATACCCAATAGCCACAGCTTTACCTTCATCTCTTTTCTTGTTTTTTAAGATACTGCTTCAATAACTTTTCATACTCCTTTCGCTTTAATACGATGGGGGGAGAAAGTCTTGGAGATTGATTCTTGTTCGCCATTGTCTGAATGAATTAGATATGAGAAAATTGCTCTTTCCGTATGGGTTGCGGTCAGGGAAGATGTTGTTGTCTGTGTTGTTCGTGTACTCGGGAAATAAAGTTGAATTAAAACACAAATAGTCTACCATTCTTTTTGTATACCATCTCGCATTTTGACGTGCAGCTTCTTTGAGTGATTCCATCTCGAACTTAGTTACTGGAGTGGTATCCTCACTTTGTCTGCTCACCAAGTTACCGTTGTCGTGTTTGTACAATAATGATGGATAAAGTTCAACCATTGTCCACCACAACACAACCTTCAAGACATACTCATTGAGCAATGTCTCATAGTCACCTGACAAAGTAGAATTCGCTACATCATCCTTCAATCTTACCGTCAAATTTGTCCCCAAAAAGTTGGTCAAATACTTATCCTGCGCCAAGTAAATGGCAGGTCTAATAAGATTGGGATCAACTGCATCGGTTAATGGAGTAAATTTCTTGATGTAGTCCTCGTTGATTAAAAGTATCTCTTGTGGTATTGGCATTTCTTTAATTTTTATTTGTTACCGAAACGTGGATTGGTTGGTAAAAACCCATTGTATGGCATATCAATAGGTCTCTTTTCTACCAAATAATTATTGCGAATTTTGTACCCAGCTTTCTCGGCTCTTGTCCAAGCCTGAGTGCGGACATTTGGACTATTCAAATCCAATCCAAATCCTTTAGCACTTATGTATAATTGCTTTTTCCAAATGTGATGGCAATTACCGCCACCTTTATACAACCAACAGCTATAAGTATCAGCACCATTTGGCCCCCATCCTGGGTTAACTGCCCTATTGTTCATTGCCATTATATCTTCTTTGCGATATAGCTTGTCAGCTTGTAGCATTTTAGTACAAAAAGGTCGTGTGACATCTGTGATTCTACCGCTGTATCTGTAACGTGTGTAATACTTACGTTCATCGATAGTAGCATCTTGGTCACTTACTGCGTTTGGTCTTGCCGTTCCAGTGCTTACTTGATGAACTTCGACTGCATCAAAGATGTGTGATATTGCTTCATTCTCTGCATCATCCTCATCATAGTCAACATCGTATTCATCAATCAAAATCCAGTCTTCGTTTGCATCTTCGCCAAGTTTGATAAGTTCTTCTGCAATGGCATCTAATTCGTGTGCTGACTGCTCAATATTTACACGCTCTACAATGCGCTTCGCCCAATCTCTTCCTGCGTCTCCACCCCACAATTGCCAAGCTATTCTACCAGCAGTTGGAAATCCATCCTCTCCTTGATTCCATCCAGTTGCCTCTTTGTCTACTTCGTGACGTGAAAAGTAACTGTTCATTCTTTGCACTGTATCAAAAGACAAATTGCGTTTATTGCTGATGTCTCTCGCTCTTGCTACTCCGACTTCCGTTCCACCCCTGCCATATTCATCTCTCCACTTTAATCCTAACTCAGCTTCACCTGCCATCTCATCGGTAGGCTCGTAGCTTTCTAACTCAACTTTTTTTTTTTGAACTACTTCAGTAGGATCAATTACAACATTGGAAAGGTTATCGAATATCTCGCTTATCTGAACATCAGATAGCATTGGGAATGATGCTTTAGTGATGGCCTTTGCGCTTGGAATGGTCAACACATTCGCAGTAGTCTGTACAATTATCTCAAGTAGTGATGCAATTTGAGCTCCGTTCAATGCCTGACTTGCAACATCAACTGGTTGTGCTACTTCACCTGCTGCATCTACTACCATCTCATCAGCGAACAAATCATTCTGTACAATTTTGACATTAGCAAACACACCAAATGAGGCTAACACTTCTTCGGTTGCGCCTGTAATTAGTCTCTGAAATGGCTCAATTACTTGACGTTGGAATATGCGTATTGCAGTTCGCATCTCATCGGTATTACTACCCAATCCACCACCTGCACGTACACCAAATAACAAAGGAGATGTTACTGTATGGCTTACTAAAATTGCCTCCATTGATTGGTCAACCAACGTGGTGAATTGCTTATCCATATCGGATACTGGGAAAGGAGTAAATTCCACACCTCGGTCACGTTCTTCGTTGAAAAATGTCAAGACTTTACCTGCATTCTCCGAACCTTGAATTGACATTTGCAATTGATTCTTGATTAGATGCTGCTCCTCCAAAGATGGGATACCATTATTGAAAGATGCTATAAGTGATGGGAAGAATCCATTGAGAATTAAGTTGACTTGATACT